GGTAGACGCAACTTTCCCACTCCCACTATGTCTACCACTGCAGTTGACCTTTGGTCTCCGCGCCCGGCTTGGTTGGTTAGGCCTGACGCCACGTTGTTAGCTGAGGGTGCCACTGGTGCCGCCTCTGTTTGGGGTGCGCTTTTGGTGCTTTTGGTGTTTGTGGCTGTTGGTGTCGTTGCCATCCGGGTGTGCTTTTGGTTTTTCTGCGGCCTTCTGTTTGTCTTGTGGGAAGGACTTTCAGTGGCCTTAAACGTGCAGTGGCTTTTGGTCCTGCCTTTTCTCCCCAGTTCCCGGCGGTCGCGGTCGGAACTGGCCCCTCGTGCTGCGAGGGGCACCTTAGTCGATGGGTCTGGACAACCCATGGATTCCGCGGCCGGTTTGAGGGTGAACGAGTTTAGGCATGTTCAGCTCTCTGCGCACTTGTGCGCAAGGCCTCGTAGGCGCGCTGTTTGGGTGCGCCGCTTGGAGTCTGTTCTTGGGACCTCTTTTGGTTCCGTGGGTAAGCTTGTGCGTGGGCGGTGGGTACCAGACCTCCCCGCGCCTGAGTTTTCCTCGGGTACCAACGTGGTTCTGAGCCAGGCTGCAGACGGGGCAAGGATCCTTGGTGGGGGGTCCGTCCAGGGTGAGAGGGAAGGCGAGGAGGTGCGACCGGTGGCGTACCTTCTCGTGGAGCTTGCCGATGGCTCCAGGGAACTTGTTTTCCCTGAACTTCTCTCACGCCTCGTCTCTTACTCTCTTTTGCGGCAGAGAGATGCCACCCTTGTGGGTGCCCTAAGGTTGCGTGCCTTAGAGTGGTGCAAGGGCCGCGGAATTTCGGATTCCGCTACGTGCGTGGCTTTGCCCGGCACGCTCCGTATGGCATGGATGATTTCGCCTCGTGAGGACGGCCTCCGGGGCGAATTGTCCGAGGGACAAAGTTCACCCCTCTGGTGGCAGTCTCAAGCTTAGGCAGGGCCGGTTGCCACGTTCGGCCAGTGTTACGGCGACAAGGCCTTAGGGCTCTTGTCTTGCCTTGGCGCTGGTACCTCCTTGGAGGTTGGACGTGTGGAGCTGGCCTGTGAGGCTACCCAGAGGCGCCAGATGTGGGTTGCATGGACTTCCGGTGTTGCGGGCACTTGGCTGCCGGCTGTTCATGCAAACTGCGCACACAACGAGATCGCTGCTTTGGCCCTGCGATCTCTGGGACCAACGCCACACCCGGCGGACGCTCCTCTTGGCGGTGAACTCAGGCGACAGTTTGGGCTGTTGTGCAGGGTTGCAAGGGCGTACGACGGGCAAAGATGGTCTCACCTGGAAACGGCGAAATCTTACAGTGGTTCTCTTCGCCGTAGATACATCGATGCGGAAGCCTCTTTGAGGGAGGACGGTCCGATTTCCAGTCGGGACGTCGTTCTTAGGGCATTCGTAAAAGCAGAGAAGCTTGGTTCGCAAAAGGACGCCAAGCCTAGGATGATTTTTCCTCGATCACCTAGGTATAACTTGTGCGTGGCTTCTTTTCTTAAACCTTTCGAGCACTGGTTGTGGGGTTATCTCACTGCTCGACGGGTTTTCGGTGGGTCGAACACCAGGGTTGTGGGTAAGGGTCTTTCTCCAAAGCGGCGTGCCAATCTCATCGTACGAAAGTTCGGTGAGTTTCGGGATTGCGTCTGCTTTGAGGCCGACGGCAAGGCTTTCGAAGCCCACGTCAGTCAGGGCCAGTTGGAAGGGGAGAGGTCTGTCTACCTTGCTGCTTACTCAGGCAGCAAGGAGTTGGCTGACCTCTTGTCACGCCAGGTTTTCCGTGGCGTGACCCCCTCTGGAGCGAAATTTCACCGACCAGGTGGGAGGGCTAGTGGTGACTTTAACACGGGCATGGGCAACACGCTGATCATGCTGGCAACACTTTGCGCCGCGTTATCACCACTTTCCATCAAGTTTGACCTCTTGGTGGACGGTGACAATGCCCTTGTTTTCCTGGAGCGTGCGGACGCAGGGCCGGTGATCCACAATTTCGCACAGAGGGTGCTCGACCTTTCTGGTCACGAGATGACGTTAGAAAAGCCAGTGTCGTACATTGAGGGCGTCCGCTTTGGACGGTCTGCGCCTGTTTTCCTTGGACGTGGTTTGGGTTGGACCATGTGTAGGGAACCAGAGTCTGTCCTTTCGGGGGCATACGCCAGCCACAGGTGGCTTCGCGAACCTGTGTTTGGTCGCAGATGGCTAAATGGGGTGGCACGTTGCGAGCTTTCTTTGGCTCGTGGCATGCCCGTTCTCCAGGAGGCCGCCCTCTCTGTCCTCAAGCAGACGGAACACCGGAAGAAAGTGCCTGTGGACGCACTTTCCGACTATTTTGTGGTCGGGGCTTGGCTTGCGGAGGAGGAAGATGTCATCCCTGTCTCGCTGGACGCGAGACTGAGCTTCGAGAGAGCGTTTGGCTGGTCTGTCGAACGTCAGGTGGCGGCTGAGGGGAGTTTTCCCAACCGTCTTGTTCAATTTCCTGCGGTTGTCCAGGAAATGCCACCACCTTCTCGTTGGGTCGAAGCTGATCCAGGCCTTTATGAGGTCTACTGGGATGCCCACATCTGAGGCGGACAAATTGTTGACGTTGCGATAGCAGTCTCGAGGGAGACGGAAGACTGATGTGAGTTTGGCTTTTCACAAAACACCTGCCCCGTGGAAAAGGGTGACCCCGGCTATGGTCAGGGGCTTAAAAGGGAGCTCACACAGCAACATACGTTGCGTCCCTCCGACATGTTACGCGTGCGCGCCCCTGGCAGGGCCTGCTAGTGTGACGTCAACATACCGTCGACGCGCTCCTCAGGTGGCACTGAGGGAGTACATGGTTGCCTTCTTGCCATGTGCTTGGACATGGAGGGCCTGGCCCGGGCAGTTGGG